ACAAGCGGTGTAGATGCAAGTTCTAGTACAAATGAGGTAACAACTGGTAATTATTATGTAGGCGGCACTGAAGATTTACCAACTGGCGGTGCTACTACTGACTATTCCTCTGGGGGGGTAAGTTACAGATCACACATGTTTGTGGCCACTGGTAGTTTTATAGTACCCGCTGGTCAAACTGGGGATGCAGATGCTCTGGTAGTGGCTGGCGGAGGCGGAGGCGGTCGATCTGGCGGAGGCGGAGGCGCAGGTGGGTTACAAACATTTACAGGTGTTGGTGTAACGGCGCAAACGTACTCAATAGTAGTTGGTACTGGCGGTGCTGGAAATAATAGTGATTCGGCTCAAGGTGCTGATGGGGTTGATTCTTCCGCTTTAGGACAAACTGCTTCTACCGGAGGTGGTGGTGGAGGTTGTTATCAAGCCGATGGTAGAAATGGTGGGTCTGGTGGTGGTGCTGGTGTAGATCACGTTGTCGGAACAGCAGGAACAGGAACAGAAGGTCAGGGAAATGATGGTAGTGTAAACTTTAATTCCATAACAGATCATCGAGGTGGTGGTGCAGGTGGTGGTGCCGGTGGCGCAGCAACTAATGGTGTATCTGATTATGGTGGGGTTGGTGGGGTTGGGTTAGAAAACGCCTATAAAACTGGTGTTAACATTTTTTACGCCGGAGGTGGTGGTGGAGCAGGAACTACTGCTGGTGGTGCTGGAGGAAACGGAGGCGGTGGTGCTGGTGTAACTACTGGCCCACCCAAAGTTGGTATTGCTGGTACGGATGGTTTGGGCGGCGGCGGCGGCTCTGGTAATGATGAGTCTGGAGCAGATGGTGGTAATGGAACTGTAATCATTAGGTATAACAGGGCTGATTTTACAGATGAGGGGGCAAATATGACTCTTGTATCCACAACCACGGCGGCTCAAGCAGCACCAACTAAGGGAGATGTGGTCTTCACTTACACCAACGGTGCTGGATCAACGACGTTAGGTACTGATGTTACCGCTGAGATAAGCGCAGACGGTGGCTCAACTTGGACGGCAATGACGTTAGGCTCAGAAGGAAGTACGGGCGCACATAACATAGCGACCGCCCATGACGTAACCATATCAAGCACTATAACTTCCCCGTGGAACATGGCTTATCGCATAAAGACGCTAAACCAAAGCGCAAGTAAGACAACTCGTATACAAGCAGTATCATTAGGCTGGAGTTAAACTATGGCATTAGAAAATGTAGACTTTGTAACAGAATTAGTCCAGGCAAACCCTCCGGGTACGGACGTTATAGCTGAAGGCGATAATCACATTAGGCTTATAAAGAAAGTCCTAAAGCTAAGTTTCCCTGATGTAGACAGACAAGCTGCGACTATTATCGTAAAGACCACAGCCCCTGCAACTCAGATAAAGGGTACGATCTGGTATGATACAACCGCTAATCTGCTCAAGATAAACACAGCAGATGATGCAGCTACGGCATCATGGGTGACAGTAAATGTTGGCGCACCTTGGGCAGCAGGTACATTTGGTGGTTCTGCCGCTGGGTACAGGTCATTCTCGGTTACCAAAGGTGGAACAAACCAAACAGGTGTAGCCTCTGGAACCCAAACTAAGGTTACTTGGCCCACGGAAGAATGGGATACTGGTGGCGTATTTGCCTCAGATAAATTTACCTGTGATCTGGCTGGCAAGTATCACTTCTACTTTGCTTTGAAACTTACAGGTAATGTACTATACGATAATGCTGTTACTCTTTATAAGAATGGTAGTTCTGTCAGATATGCTAACTATTTTATTGCCTATGATTCCGGGGCTAATACTGGTGTTCCTACTATGCAACTGGAGGCGAATTTAGACCTCTCTGTATCTGATTATATAGAAGTATATGTGCATCAGGAAAGTGGTGGCGATCAAGTTGTAGATGGCGCAACTACTGCTACTTGGTTTAATGGATATAGAATAGAATAATGCCTCTCGTACCAATAACAGACGTCGGTCAGGTAGGAATAATAAGGGATATTCCTGCGTACAGCCTTCCTCCTAATGTCTGGAGCAATGGGAATAATGTAAGGTTTCTTGACAACGGTGTAAAGAAATGCGCTGGCTATGAAGAGGTCTTTGCTACCCTTCCATTTGCGGCTTATCAGACCATTCCCTTCTTAGACAATGGCGGCAACTACTGGTGGATAGCATTTGGCCTGAACAATGTCGCTGTATGGGATGGAACTAACTGGCTTGATATTACTCGACAAGCAACGGGTGAACTGGATGGAGCGTTGTCAGCCTCCGCTGTAACTATAGTCTTGGATGATTCCTCTGCCTTCCCTAATTCCGGTACTATTGCTATCGGAACTAACGAAACAGGTGATGCCACGACTAACCTCTACGAGGAGATCACTTATACGACAAACACCACTGCAACAGACACCCTAAGTGGTTTAACCGTAGCCAATGCCCATCCAAATAACGAGATCGTAACACCAGTAGGAACAACTGCTACTGGAGACAACCTTTATAACGCCACGAATACAGAGAATTGGAGAGCAACTATTCTCAATGGGCTAATGGTTGCAACCAATGGCTACGATACAGCCCAGATGTGGCCTTTGGTTAGTGGAGTTCCAAGCAAAACAGTGCCTTTAAGAGAGTTGAAGAACTGGCAATCAACATCGTATAAATGTAAGTCCATCTCAGCTTTCAGGACATTCCTTGTAGGGTTGAACTGGCAGATAGGTGGTGACGAATACCCCAACATGGTTAAGTGGTCTACAGAAGCGTCTGCTTTAAGCCCCCCAAATACATGGGTAGAGAGCGATGCTACCCTTGACGCTGGCGAGTACCAACTCACTGATACTCCCGGAAAAATAGTAGATGGTCTTCCATACGGAGATTCGTTTCTAATATATAAGGAAGACTCTATATACATTATGAACTTTGTGGGAACTCCCTACATATTCTCTTTTAAGTTGTTATCTCCCACAATAGGGCTACTTGCCAAGAATGCTGTAGCTGAGTTTGAGGGAGGTCATTTCTTTGTAGGAAACTCCGACTGTTACGTTACGAATGGTCAGCAGGTTACAGCGTTGCTTCCCGGCAAACTACGCAGGGAGATGTTTTCTGACCTTAATGGAGATAACTATGAGAAAGTTTTTGTAGCTGCTGACTATACTAGGAATGAGATGTTAGCCTGTTATCCAGCAGGTATTTCAACGACTCCAAACAAAGCACTGATTTGGAACTGGAAAGAAAATACATTCTCGATTAGGAGTATCCCTGATCTATACGACATAAACTCTGGTATAGCTGTAGTATCGACTGGTGCTACGTGGAACGGCACAGCAGGAACATGGAATACTGCGGCTGGGATATGGGGTCAGGGTAACTATGACAGTGTTCTGAAAACACTTGTGTTTGTAAAGCCAGACTTCAAAGCAACAATAACCGGGGCTACAAGAGCTAACCCTGTTGTTATCACATCTACTACTCATGGACTAGCTGATGGCGACAAAGTATCTATCAGTGGAGTTGGTGGAATGGTTGAGTTGAACGCAACTACGCACTATGCAAAAGTCACGGGTTACTCTACCACGACCTTTGCCTTATACAGCGACTCTGGTTTGACAACTACAGTCGATGGGACGGGTTACACTACCTACACAAGTGGTGGGAAAGTTGATATGCCCAAGATGTACAGGGATGACCAAGGGAATCAGGAGGATGGTACTAATATGGTCTCTTATGTAGAGAGGACGGGTTACGACTTGGGGGATCAGTCTACGCAAAAGATGGTTCGCGCAGTCTGGCCCAAGATGGAGATAACAGGGGATAATTCTATAGATGTGTACGTTGCTTCTCAGATGTCTACAGAAGATGCTATTTCTTGGGAAGGCCCATACTCTTATAATCCCAACAGTCAGTCTAAAGTTTCATGTAGGGTAACAGGTAAGTTCTTTGGGGTTAAGTTTGAATCTACCACAGACGTTGATTGGAAACTGCATGGTGTTGAGTTTGATGTTGTGCCTAGAGGTAATAGAGGTAGCAGGTCATATCCATAATGGCTAATGCACCTTCAAAAGATATAAAGAGTGTAAATAGGTGGTCACCCAATCCAGCCCCCCTTACGGCGGAGGGTCTGCCTGATTACTTATTCAGTGAGTTAAACAGGCTGGGGGACATTATTTTCAATCTGGACACGTTTAGATTAGAGCCATCCAATGTAGACCCGCCTAAACCAAGAGATGGTGACATCAGGTACGCTGACGGAACAAACTGGAACCCAGGCTCTGGGGGAGAGGGCATATATGCTTACTACAACAATACATGGAATAGGTTAGGATAATGGCTTACTACACAGCGAAGGATTTCCCAGGGATAGACTGGCAAAACACGCAGGGATACAATCCAATTCAGATGCCCTCGTGGGAGGCCCGTGTTCTTGAAGACGGCCTTCTTGGCGACGAAGAAGACGACACAACCACGGGTGTTGTTACAGATTCGTCTGGCGAGGAATGGGTGATGGGCCCTGATGGCCAATATTACTCTGTAAACTCAGACTATGGGCAAGCACTGCTAGGAGAGGTTCGGATGGGGCATCCGGGTATGTACGATTCTAGTGGTGCCTTTGTTGGTGCTGAGAGCCAAGGGGAAAGATTGAATGTTCGGTGGGGTGGTGGCCCCTTTTCAAAACCAGAGTGGGAAAGCAGCGATCTGGACCCGATAGACGTTCAGAAAGCTGCGCTGGACGATTGGAACATAGACCAGGGTTATACTGGTACTGCGGATGAGGTTTTTATTGATGATGCCGGTAACCGCTACAGGGAAGTGACAAACCCATACACGGGCAGGAAAGAAAGAATCAGCATGGGTGGTCGTAAGGCTGGCCTAAACGTGTCAACGGCCTTTGTTAATTACATGAAAAAGGGCGGCCCCTTTGCGGTTATTAAAACCTTGGCTAATATGCTGTCGGCCAAGCCAACCAAAAAAAAGACGGCCACTAAACAAACCACAACACCTTCGCTGCAACAGTACGCTGGTACGGTTCCGGATGAGACTCCATTACTTGACGCAT